GTCAGCCCTCGCTTTTTTACTTAAAGTTATCCACAGCTTTATCCACAGCCCTGCACGGTTATCCACAGCACGGCACAGCACGGCAGAAACCGACCCGGGTATGCTTAATCGCCTGCGCGTTATCTTTATACTCCCATTACAAATATTTTGACTAAAGTGAAACCCCCGTAATTAGACAGTAGGCCCCCCGTCTGTATAGGTATTTAGTGAGTTACACCACAAATAAAAGATTTATTTTATAAAAGCGGTAAATGCTTAAAATTTACTGCCTTATACAGTATAGGGAGCAAATCTTTATACGCTTTGATTTGCGACCACGGTTGGCCTCTTGCGAGGCCCCCTAGGGCTGAGCCTAGTTTTACCCCTCAGTTCGCTGTGGCTCCTTCGGGCGCTAAGCCCGATCAGTGCGGTGCTTCGCACCGCTTTTAATTGGGATAGCTCTAGTAATAGATACAGCGCCTAGTAAATTCCTCAACCTAGTATAAGAATGAAATTCGCGGCGTTACGCCGCTTGGAGGAATACGTGGCAGAAAACTCAGCAGATATAGCTAAGAGGATTATCCTCGGCTGTATAGCAGAAGGTATGACCGTAGACGCCGCTTGTGCCTCGGCTGGCAAGTCTATGAAGACTTATGAATATTACCGGCGCACCGATAAGGTCTTCGCCGACAAGATGGATCGCACTAGGCTAGGTCTAAAGGATAAGGCTTTTGCCTCCGGCGATGTCCACGATATAACCTTCGCCGAGTTTAGACAGCGCTTTTTAAATTCCAAGACTTTCGGTCATCAGCAAAATATCGTAGATGTAATTGAAGGCCGTGAACCTTCGTGGCTACACCCATCTATGAAGTATGAACCGGGCCTATCTGATAATAGAATTCTTATTAACATCCCGCCAAACCACGCCAAGTCTATGACGATAACTGTTGACTACGTTACTTGGCAGGTAGCTCGTAATCCTAACTTTAGAGTCTTGATAGTTTCCCAAACTCAACGCCTAGCCTCCGACTTTCTCTACGCCATCAAGCAACGCCTAACACATCCAATGTATCAGGACCTTCAGAGTGCATATGCTGCTGGCGTAGGGTTCAATTCTAAGTCAGCCTCCTGGCAAGCAACTCGAATCACCTTCGGTGATGAACTACGTGAGTCCGGTGAAAAAGACCCGAACATTGAGGCTGTAGGTATTGGCGGTCAGATTTACGGTAAACGTGCCGATATGATTATTGTAGATGACGCCGTTACCTTATCTAACGCAAATGACTTTGAACGCCAAATCAAGTGGCTAACACAGGACGTCAGGTCCCGTCTTAACCCTACTGGTAAATTAATTATTATCGGAACACGGGTAGCCTCAGTAGATCTCTACAAGGAACTACGCAACGAAGACAGATACCCAGGTGGCCTAGTCCCTTGGAAGTATCTGGCTATGCCAGCTCTGCTGACAGTTGATGAAGACCCCGACAAGTGGGAAACTCTCTGGCCTTACTCTGATGCACCATTCGATGGACAGACCGAAGTAGAACTAACACCAGATGGGCTATACCCTCGCTGGTCTGGACGTAACCTTTATAACGAACGCCAAGCAATGGACGCTTCTACTTGGGCTTTGGTTTATCAACAACAGGATGTATCAGAGAACGCATCCTTTGACCCAGTATGTGTTCGTGGTTCTATTGATGGTATGCGTAAGTCTGGTCCGTTAATCGGCGGACATCCTGGACATCCACGAGATTTAAATGGCTTTAGTATTATCTGCGGTTTAGACCCTGCGATGATTGGCGATACTGCAGCTATCTGCTATGCCATTGACCGATCAACCAAGAAAAGGTATATCGTAGATGCTATTAAGATTAGCCGTCCGTCTCCAGCCGCTATCCGTAATCTTATTTTTGATTGGACATCCCTCTACGCTCCCTCAGAGTGGATTGTCGAAAAGAACGCCTTCCAATCTTTCTTAACACAAGACGAAGGTATCCGTCAACACTTAGCCTCTAAAGGTGTGCAGTTTAAAGAACACCATACTGGTAACAACAAATGGGATAGCGGATTCGGTGTAGCTTCTATGTCTACCCTATTTGGCACTAAGCAGTTTGATGGCAAGCACCATAGAGATAATTTAATACATTTGCCTAGCGATCAAACCGAGAACATCAAGGCTTTGATAGAGCAGTTAATTACTTGGACACCTACCACTAAGGGTAAGACCGATATGGTAATGGCTCTTTGGTTCTGTGAGATTAGAGCAAGAGAAATGATTAACTATGGTAACTACGCTACTCACCATATGAAGAACCCGTTCTTATCTCGCCACGAGATAGGTAAGCGAACAGTCATCAACTTAGATGAAGCCTTCGCAGAACAAAACAGAATGAAAATAATCTAAGGAGAAAACGATGGCAGCAGCTAAGAAAAAGTCTGGAGTAGAATCTCGCCGTTCAACGATGACTTCTGCAAGCGCTAAAGAAGCAGCATATGGTAAAAAAGAAGTAGTTTACGAAAAGCCCAAGAAGCCTGCCAAGGGTTCAGAAACTTACGAGTATGGTAACAAAAAGACTCGTAACACAAAGTTCTATAGTTCTTCATCAGATGCAGCAAGTGGCAAGATGGCAAAGACTTTAAAAAATATTGGTAAAGCAAAGGTAAAGAACCTTACTAATAAAGAAGCAGTTAATGCTACTGAAAATCCTAAAGCAAAAGGCAAGAACTTTAGCAAAGCAACAATTAGCAATGTCAATAAAGAAGCCTATGACCGCGTAGCAAAACGCGCTGCTGCTTCTGGTCTATCTGCAAAAGATGCAAAGAAGGCTATTGCATCCGGTATCCGCACAACATCTGCTGGTCTAAAGTCTGATCGCGATAAGGTTGCAATGCGTTTTAAGATGCAAGAAATGAAAAAGAAGAAAGCCGCTCAGAACAAAATCAAGAGAGGTTACTAATGCCAGCACCGTTAATAGGATTAGCAGTAGGAGCAGCCGCTCGACTTGTCGCAAAGAAAGTTGCAGGTAACGCTGTTAAAAAGGCAGTAACTAAAAAAGCAGTTGCTAAAACAGCGACAAAGGCTAACGCTCGTGCTCTTAAGGCTGCTCAAGGCAAATCACTTGCATCTCCAATTAAAAAAATTGAAGCAACAAAAAATGCTAAAGAACGTTTAGTAGCAAAAAATATAGCTAAGTCTAATATAAAAATTAATAAAACAAATCCAAAAAAGGCTTATGGAGATGCTGCTAAAGCAGCAGAGGATATGAAAGCACGTGATATTAAATTTGCTAAAAAACTTCCAAATACATACAACAAAAAAACTATGAAAAACGTGAAAAACGTAAAGTCTAAGTAAGGATAAACATTGCTATCAGTCAAAGAAGTAGACGCTAAAGTATCGCGTCTGAAATCGCGCTCTGCAGCGCGAGATCAGCGTATGCGCGATGTCCTTTCCGTGCGTCAGGGCGATATCTCTAAGGTATTCCCATCTATGTTCTCAGAGGAATATCCAAAGCCTCTAGTTGCAAACTTCATTGACGTAGCAGCACGTGACCTTGCAGAAGCTATGGCTCCACTGCCATCCTTTAACTGCTCAGCAACCAATATGGTTTCCGATGCGGCACGTAAGGCAGCAGATACTAGAACTCGTATTGCCAACTTCTATGTAACCAACTCTGATTTACAACTACAGATGTATACCGCAGCCGATTGGTATAACACCTACGGTATGTGTATTGGTATGGTTGAGATGGATTACGATGACAACAATCCTCGTATCCGTATGCTTAACCCATTTGGCGTTTACCCAGAGTTAGATCGCTATGGTCGCACCCTATCTTTAACACAGATAATTGTTACTGATGCCGAATCTTTAGCAGCGCAATACCCAGAGTATTACGACCAAATACTAGGTCGCAACCAGTATCAACTATCTTCCCCTTATATCTCAATGGTTCGCTACCACGATGCAGAACAAGACTTGCTTTATTTACCAGAGCGTAAGAATCTAGTTTTATCTCAAACTAAAAACGTTCTTAACAAATGTATGGCACGAACAGTTATGCGTTCATCTCTTGACGGTGAAGCACGTGGTCAGTTTGATGATGTGCTATCAGTGCAACTTGCACGTGCTCGTTTTGCTATCCTTCAGATTCAAGCTGCTGAAAAATCTATTCAAGCACCTATTGCTATTCCACAAGATGTGCAAGAGTTGGCCCTTGGCCCAGACTCTATTATGCGAACATCTAACCCGGCAGGTATCCGTCGAGTCCCACTAGAACTACCTGCAGGTGTATTCACAGAATCTGGTGTCCTAGAGCGTGAATTACGCCTTGGTGCTCGTTATCCTGAATCACGTTCAGGAAACATTGACGCATCCGTTGTTACAGGTCGCGGAGTGCAAGCGCTACAAGCTGGCTTTGATACACAAATTAAAGCAGCACAAGCACAGTTCGCAAGATTATTTACAGAACTTGCTAGTATCTGTTTTGAAGCAGACGAAAAAATCTTTGGCGGTATCCCTAAGACAATCAAGGGAAGCGATGATGGCACACCTTACGTGCTTAAATACATTCCTACTCGTGATATTAAGGGCGAGTATGGAGTAGATGTCCGTTACGGCATTATGTCCGGTATGGATCCTAACCGCGCAATCATTGCTTTACTACAAATGCGTTCAGACAAACTCGTATCACGCGACTATGTTCGTCGTGAAATTCCTATGGACCTTAACGTTACACAAGAGGAGCAACGTGTTGACATTGAAGAAATGCGCGATTCTTTGCGCGTTGCTGTTGCTCAGTATGCTCAGGCGATACCGGCTCTCGCGGCGCAAGGCCAAGACCCTAGCGAGATTATCGGGCGTATCGCATCTGTTATCCAAGGCCGTCAAAAGGGACAAGCCCTAGAAAACATTATTGAAAAAGCATTTGCCCCAGAACCACCTCCAACCCCAGAGATGCCACCTATGGCACCAGGTATGGAACAACAGATTCCAGCAGCAGGTGCGGCCCCCGCTCCTGCCTCGCAGCAACCTCCACAAGAACAAGCTGGTTCGGCCCCTGCTGCTGGTCAACGTCCCGATATAGCCCAACTACTCGCTGGTATCACCGGCGCAGCTTAAACGAGGGAGGTGTAAATATGAACAAAGGATCTCGTGCAGCAGCACCAATGGCTAAGCCAACTGAAGGTAAGAAGGATAACTCTAAGCCAGCAGGCGGCAAAGTGATGCAATCAATGATGCCAGCAGGACGCAAAGGAAACGCAGTTAAAAAAGGATAATGTTTTTACAAGGAGGGTGCTCTGGGTGATTAACGAAGATGACTATGTTCCTCGCCCAGTGCGCTTTCTTGACTTCATAGTAATAGGCGCAGGTTTTATACATAATTTAGCAAGATCATTTGAAACACTAACAGGTGAATTAATGGAGTTATCCATTTATCATTCAAACCAAAAGACCCAAGTCAATCGAGCTTGGGAAGATATGTCAGCAGATTTAGAAAATTTACAGGAGGACAAATAGTGAGTATGATGAACCCACTCGCAGGTCCAGCAGGTCCTGGCAAATACTCAACACGCACCGATAATTTACAAATGGGATCTACCGCTTATGGCGAAGGCAAAGAAACAGCCGCTATTAATACAGGCGCTCCTAAATCAAAAACACGTGGTATTGCAGACAATGTAGGTGGACGTCCAGTTTCTACTGTTGATGTCCCTCAAGAACCTGTAACTTCTTTATATGCTCCATCCGAACGTCCTAACGAACCAGTAACTAATGGTATTGATATGGGTGCTGGAGCTGGATCTTCTGCTCTTATGATGCAATCTCAACTTGCAAATAGAAAAATGTCAGACATTTTGGCTGAGATGATTCCTTACGACACCACAGGTGAAATACAATACCTTTATCAAAACGCCTTATCACGAGGTAATTAATGTCTGAGACTTTAAATAGTGCTGCCTACGCAGCAGGTTTATCAGCAGCAGATAGAAGAAAAGTAGAAGAACTTGGTAAAGCGCTAAAAGTTCACAAGCAATTACTTTCTATGCCAGCAGATGTAGCAAGCGCTGTTTATAACAAACTGCCAAAAGATCAGCAACAAAGTCTTCCCAATACTTTTGGAACAGAAACTCCAGAGGAAAAGCCAAAGCAAGGTTGGCTTGGAACTGCTAATCATTACACTGGTTATCAAGCATTTAAAGCGTTAAATTATTTTGCCGATAGAGTGGCTCAAACATATCGTGCTGTAGCCATCCCAATTATTGAACGTGGCGAAATTGGTTTTGCTTGGGATGAAGCAGGAAAAGACGGAGAGCAAGTTTACAATACAGGCCGTCTTGATAAAGCCAAGACTAAGTATGGCGATGCTCAAATTAGAATGGCTCAGAAGATTAGCGAAGGCGTAGCAATTGAAGACTTAATTCAAAATGCTACCGAAGAAGAAAAATTCTACCTTAGAGCTGCAGACCCTAGAAATGAAAAATTTGTAAATGGGGTTGATTTAAATAGAGAAGCTAGAGAAGAATTTGAAGAAGCAAAAAATGCAGTTAACGCTGCTAAGTTTTCACCTGGTCGCCAACTAGCAAACATAATTGACCTTGCAACACCTGGTGATTTATACGAACAAGGTTTCTTTTACAAGACAGTATCTGGTGTAGGCGATGCCATATTCCGTTTACGAACCGATCCATTTCTTATCGTAGGCAAAGCCAAAAGATTATATGATTTAAACAATTATGCAGTGGCTGTTGTAGCGGCGCAAGCCGGTGGTAAAGGCGCAAAGTTTAATAAATACTTTGACCGACCAGAAACAATTGCTATATGGGATAAAGCAGGAGTATCTCTTAAAAAATTAAAAGATGCTAAAAATACAAATCCTGTAGCAGCAGCAGAAGCAAGAAAAGAACTTTCTATTCTTATGCCAGAGTTTGGTCGCTCTGTTATTGATGAGTTTATCAAGGGGCCAGTTCCTATCACTAATGCTGCCACAGCAAAGGCTTGGTTTGAAAATACACAAGATGTTTTAAAGGTTGTAGCAGAAGGATCACTTGGACGACAGAGAGTTATTCTTCCTCGTTTAACACCTACTCGCAAAGCACGTGTTGCTGCGCTGACTCAAGTAAATAAAATGTTTGATATTGGCAAAGTAGCACCATCATTAGTAAACGCAGTCTTTGGTTCTCCTGATGAATTTGATGGCTTATATGATGAACTCGTAACTATGGAGCCTGGTAAAATAAAGAAAGCACTAGAAGGCGCTAGAGTTAAAGGCACTGCTCGTTTTTCTAGTCTTCAAATAGCAACTACTTTAGATAAAATTAAAAGAGCCTTTACTCCAATTCCTTTGTTTAAGAACGAGCGTTTTGAACTGATGGCAGATGATGCTCCAGATCAAATCTATCGCCTTGCAGCAATATTTATGCCAACAAATATGGCAACATTATTAAAAGAATTATACTCTGGCGCTGATACCGTAGCCTCAAGAATGAACATATACGAAGGTTTATTAAAGCAAGTCGGTGATATTAAAGGTCTTAACTTAACTATAGAAGGAAACAGTTTCGCCAGAACCCTTGCGAAAAAGGGAGATGTCCGTCACGGACTTGGTGATGGTCCTTTAGCTAGAAAAGCATTATTGCCTAGCGAAATGAATACATCAGTATCTGCTCCTAGTCTTTTAGACCTAGACATCCTTGCTGGTAAAAGCACTATTGCAAAATTCATCCTAGGCACAGCTAATAGCAAATGGGTCGAAGACATTACCGGTGCCTGGTCATTCTTAACTTTGGCTGGTCCTCGTTACGCAATCCGTAATGCTGGAGAAGATTTAATGATTGCCCTAGCTCAAGGCAAAAGCGTATGGGGTTTAACAAAAGATAGATATTTAGCAACTAGAATAAACACAACGTTAAGCACTGTTCCAGGATTGGCTCCAGTTGAAAAATTTGCAGCTAATCCACTTGGAATTATAACTCGTTTTGTAAATAAAAAAGAAGCAGAAACAAACGCTGCCAGAATTAAGGCTATTCCTGAACAAGTTGCCAAGGACAAAGAAGAACTTTTCCTAGCCAAAAAAGAACTTGGCGCTATGAGCGCTATTAATTTTGACCCAAAGAGATCAAAAGAGTTACTTGAAAAAGTATCTGACTTAGAGGCAAAGGTTGAAGGCGGAGTTGTAGGCCAAGTCAGGCTTGTAATAGCGGAGTCTTTGGCTAAGGGTAAAATAGATAGTGTCCTTCGCAAAGCCGGAATTAAATTGTTTAAAGATGAAGATATAGAAATTCTTACTGAACAAATTATCTATGGAAATATAGACAGTCTATTTGCGGAAATATCAGAAGGCGCTACCAACTTTGCTTTAGGTGCTACCTATAATGAAACAGTATTGCAGTTAGTTAAAGATATGGGAACAGATGTTCGTGCGTTTAAACTGGATTTAACCACTGCTAAGAAAAGATATACTACTGCTTCAAACGTGGCAGGATTTAAGACTCAAGCTATAACTAGTGATAAGAGTGAATCTTCATTAGTCGGCTGGTTGTTGCGCTTATCCTTCTATGGTAACGATGAATTAGGCTCTATTGCTTTAGCAAATATTGATTTGCCAGAGGCTCAGACTATGAAACTAATTACTGATTACCTAAGAAGTCCAAACGGTAAGAAATTAAAATCAGAAGCAATGGCTGTTGATGGAAATGACTTAGATGATATAACCTATGCTAGAGAAATTTACAACAGAGCAAAAGAATTAATCACTAAAAGAAAAGACGGCACAGTAAACACAAATCTTTTGAATCAAATTCGTCAATCAGACCCTGATTTTCCATTAGGTAAAGGCACAGATTCTTATGTGATAAAAGGCCAATTAGGTTTAGATGATGTCAGGGATATTGATATCGAAGATTTACCTTTGGAATACGTTGGACCTGAACTAATACCTGTTGTAGATGAAGCACAGCGCACATCTACTTTAATGCAAAACGGATGGGTATGGCTAGGTCTTTCTAACGCTCGTATGTCACGTCAACCTATGGCTATTTATGAGTCAATTCTTTTCCGTAAGGAAATGAGAGCAAGCGGTTTTGAACAGAAGTTTATTGAAAAATGGACCGAAGGAATTAATCCTACTCTTAACCCAACTGCATATAAAGGCGCAGTAAAGGCAGCTAAGACAGAGTTAGCAAAAGCCGCAGAAGAAAGAGCTATTACACAAGTTCTATCTTATGTAGATAATCCAGCAATAAGATCTCAGGTTGCATTTTCAATACGTAACTTTGCTCGGTTCTACCGCGCCCAAGAAGATTTTTACAGACGTTTAGGTCGCCTTGCTCGTTACAATCCTGAAGCATTTGCTAGAGCAGCCGCAACATTTGATGGAATTGACCACAATGGTTGGATTCAAAAAGATGATAAAGGCGAACCATACTTCGTATATCCTCATTTTGCCCCAGGATACAAGGCAGTTCAAGCTGCATTGCAAGGAATGGGTATAGCCCAAGACTTTAAGGTTCCATTTCCGGTGCAATTCGGTGGTTCTATTAAGATGTTAACGCCATCTTTGAATCCAGATTCAATTCTTCCTACATTCTCTGGTCCGTTAGCAGCGCTATCTGTAACTACCTTAACTAACGTAGCTAATTTCTTACCATTCGATGGTGCAAAGCAAAGCGCAGACAGTATAACAGGTATGCTTTTGGGTAAATATGCAGTAGAACAAGATCTTATATCTAGGTTAATGCCAGCTCACGTTAACCGTGCTTTAAAAATGATGGATCAAGATGAGAAAAATTCTCAATATGCCTCTGCTTATCGTAAGGCTATAACTTATCTTGAAGCATCAGGAAATGGATTGCCTAAAGAGTATGACGAAAGTGGTAATTTGATTCCACCAACACCTGCTCAAAGAGAAGCCTATAGAGAAAAACTAAAGAGCACTACGCTAAGTGTTTTGGCTACTAGATTCGTCTTTGGATTTTTTGCTCCTGCCTCACCATCAATCCAGTTAAAGTCTGATATGGCTGAATGGATTAGAGATTCAGGTAAAGCAAGCTGGAAGCAAGCCTGGTATGGATTGGTCGAAAAGAATAAAGGCGACGTTAATGCTGCTATGGAAAAATGGGTAGAACTTTACCCTAACCAAGTTCCATACACAGTATCTGAATCAGACCGAAAGACTGTTGCCTTCTTTAGAAGCGCAGAAAACGCTGGTCAATTCGTAGAAGAAAACAAAGGCTTGTTTGACACCTACAAAGAAGGCGCTGCCTTCTTGATTCCACACGAAGGTGCATTTTCTTGGGACGCATACCAGACTATGAAGTCTATGGGTCTAACAGAAAACAAAAGAGTAGAGGACTATCTACTAGAAGTTCAATCTGCTGCAGACAGAACTCTTTACTTCGACAAGAAGAATGAATTTGACGCATCTCTAAATAATGTTACCGATCCTCAAGTAAGAAAAATATTTAGAAGTCAATACAATACTTGGAAAGATACCTTTATGGCTGGTCGTCCAATGTTAGAATTGTATTTAAGCCAAGGCACAGAGAACGCAATTGAAAGAACCAGAGCTTTAGATGATTTATCATCTATGCTAGATGATTCTAGGTTTTCAAATATCAGACGTGATACTCAAAGCAAAATGAGAGAAATGGTTTCTGCCTACAAGGAATATGTCAAGCAAAGAAATGTCTTTGATTTAGTGGGTGGAGATACAGAAATTATGGACTTGGTTAAAACTGGAACTTTGAGCAGAATCAAAGAACTATCTGATTACAACGAAAATACAAAAGCACTTTATATGTCTATCTTTAGCAGATTGTTAGGAGAATAAATTGGCTAGTGCAAAAGCTCAATTAAAAGCTGATTTAGCAAATGCTAAAAATAGAGCTAAAAACGCTCAAAGTAGACTCAACAGAATTGTTGCTATCAATAGGCAGAATAACAAACCACCGCGCCAAGGTCCTGAATACGATGCTCAGAACCAAGTATTTATTGACGCTGGACAAGAAGTTGCTAGATTAACCAAAGCCTTAGCTGAATTTAAAGAACCTGAAAAGGTAAAGACTAAAGCAGAGTTAAGGGATGAAGAAGAAGAATTAAGGCAAGCTGATATTGTTGCTGGTAGAGATCCTGAAGCAGAAGCCAAGAGACGTGCAGAAGCTAAGGCCGCTACTGGGGTAGGGGCATCAGCAGGACAACAACAAGGCACACCAGATATTGCTACTGAAGATTTCAATAAAGAATATACTCAGGGTGTAGCAGATTCTGGTAGATATATTGCAGGGTTAAGCGAACCTGGTAGAGTTCAATTAGCAAAAACTCTTAACAACGTATATGGTTTAAAACTTCCAGTAAATGGCAAGTATTCTAAAGAATTAAAAGATGCTTATGTTAGAGCGCTTACTGATAATTATACTCGCTCTTTAGACTTCAACCAAAAGATGTCGCTTCCAGAGTTTTTGGTAACGGCTGAAAGCGAAGGAACTTATAAGCCAGGTGGCCCAGGCGGTCCAAAACCAGCAGTTCCACAAACTACTATCTCAAACGCAACACAAGCTGCTGCCATCATTAACAATGTAATTAAATCTTTAACTGGCAGAGATGCTACACCTGAAGAAGTAACTACACTAACCAAAAGATTAAATGCTGCCGAAGCTAAAAATCCCTACAAGACTGTTAAGGGTAAAACAACTGGCGGTATAAATAGAGAGCAATTCTTAACAGACTTAATTAAGACTGGTCCTAAGTTTAAAGAAATTGCTGGCGAAATTGGCAGTCTTAAAGAATCCAAAGAAACAGTTACTCAGTCTCTTTTAGAGAGAACAGCAAGAGCAAATGGTTTGACTCTTTCGACCTTTGCTGATGCCGATTCTTGGATTAAGCGTATCAATCAAGGCGAGTCTATTGAAAACTTTAAACAGATTATTCGCAATACCGCGAAGGCTGGCCTGCCTGATAACGTTAAAAAATTACTAGATGATGGTGTTGATTTAGATGCTGTGTATTCTCCATATAAACAAACTATGGCTGCAATACTAGAGATTAACCCTGAGTCTATTAACTTGAATGATCCAACACTTCGTATGGGTATTGGCGCTGACAAAGAAATGCCTCTGTATGAATATCAAAGGGCATTAAAGCAAGACGCTCGCTGGCAATATACAAACAATGCCAAAGAAGATGTTTCCAATTCCGTTCAAAAAGTCCTTCGGGACTTTGGATTTATGGGGTAATGATGGCTACTAAAAAAGAACTAGCTAATATTAAAAAACTTAAAGCCGATGTTACTAAACAAAAACAAGAAGTTTCTAAAGCGGCATTAAATGTTATATCCGCTACGCCTGATATTGATCCAGCGCTAGGATTGCAATTAGCTCAACAAGCAAAGAAAAATGCAGCACCTGGTTCACAAGAATATACAAATGCTGTTCGTGCCATAACTCAAGCAGAAAATGTTGCAAGTGGAGTTACTGAACAAAGAGATATACTTAGAAAAAGAATTTCAGCAGGTGGGGGAACAGGTGGAACAAATGATTTTGGTGGCTTTGGTGGATCTGATACAACCAATGCAACTAATGCTCTTTTAGCAAAACAAGAAGCAGATAGAATTGCAGAAGAAAAGCGCCGCCAAGGACAGTCTGCCTATGACATTCTTGTTTCAGAATTTACCCGTTATGGATTGCAGGCTTTAGTAGAACCGTTGAAGGGTCTTATTACTTCAGGTGCTTCATCTGCAGAATTCTCACTAGCACTACAAAATACAGACGCCTATAAGAAGCGCTTTG